CCTGGGGGAGACTCACCTCTCCCTCAGGTTATTTTTTCCATAGCAAGACCCACCCCAATTTCAAAACTATTATAAAAGGAGGAAGACCCAATGAACTTTACTAACAACCAAGAAGCCCTGATTGCTCAGATTGATGCTGAGCAGTTAGGTTCCGTCAACCCTTACGCGGCCTATGAGGCCGCTCGTAAAGGTGACGACCTCCCCAGGGGTGGGGATGGTGCATGGGATGGGGGGTCTGGTTTAGACCAGACTCCTCGCCCTGCTAGAGCATACGGTTGGACCTCTAACGATGGTATTAAAGGTCTAATTAAATATGCGGCCAACCCTACTAAGAGAGTACCTACTGGACTATGGCAGATAGATAACATGATTGGCGGTGGCGTAGGTCGCGGTGAAGTATGTGTTATCATCGGCAAGTCAGGAAGTGGTAAATCACTAGTGGGACAAAACATATTAGAAAGTAATCTAGATGTTCCTTGTGTGTTCTTCTCATTCGAGATGCCCGGAACTATGGTACTAACACGCTCACTTGCTATATGGTCAAACAAAACTCATGATGAAGTTTTCACAATGGTTGAGACAAATAATCTTGACCCAGAGATGCTTGCTGATTGGGAGTATGACCATACTAAACACTACTTCGTAACACGCACAGGTCTTGACCTACCTGCTATGAGTCAAACACTTAAAGAAGCAGAAGAACAACTAGGCGAACGCCCAGCCATGGTAGTCATAGACTACATGGAACTGGTTGCAGCCGTAGGCGGTGGAGAAACTATCGACAACGTAACTGCAGTAAGTCAAGCACTTAAAGGTTGGGCTAAAGAAGAAGAAGTTGCTTGTGTAATTCTACACCAAACAAACAAGTCACTCCGTCACGGTGATGCACCTGATGAAGATGCAGCACGCTATGGTGGATTCACTGAGGCTGATATTGTTATTGGAGTATGGCGACCACACAAGTGGCAACCAAAATCTAAGGGTGATTCTATTATGCCACAGTCAACTATTGACTATCTAAAAGGATTCTTCGGTGTTAATCTTATAAAGAATAGACCGAAGATTGAATTGTGTGAGCAGGGATACTTACTACCTGTAACCAGTTCAGGTAAAGTGAAGGCACCAAAGGGTACGTTCCTTGCACCAGTGCCGTCACCAGGAGGAGGTCCTTTCTAATGATAATCGAAATAAGTAAAGATGAAGTAAGAGTATGTACTTTGCTCGCCGTTGAAAGATGGCTGGCAAAGTTCGGCTCAACAGATAAACCTAACTATGCTAAAGGCAAAGAAGATGGTAAACTTGAGCCAGAAATAAATGCAAACATAAGAGCAAATGTCTGCGAGTGGGCAGTTGCTAAATGCTATAACCTATCTTGGAACACTCCTTGGTATCCTAACGAACTACACAGAATAAGACACGGCCTGCCCGATGTTGGAAACAACATCGAGGTCAGGTCGATTAGGACTAGAGATAGTATTCCCTTCTGGGAAAAAGATATGGATAAACTTATAGTAGGTACTAAGTGTTTAGACACTACCTATTATTCTAAAGTAGAAGTCTATGGGTATGCAAATCCTTTAGACTTTAATAAACCAGAGTACTATGATAACTACATACAAGGTTGGCGGGTGCCACTTGATATGTTTAAACAGGGTGCTCTGAACCTAGTATCAGACTAGAAAGCGCCAAAGGTGGGAGATATGACAGAGTATAAAAGGCCTATATTTATAGACCCAACAGCAACGTTCCACGCTGACACGGTTACCAAGGCTCTTGCTACAGAAGATGAATACTTCACTTCTGATAAGGAAGAGGACCCACTGGTACTGATTGTTGATGCTCTGCTTGCTACTCTTCCAGATGATGAGAGAGCAGTTATAGAGATGTGTATTATGAGTAATATCAGTATGCACGAAGCGGCACGAATGATGGGCTATATAAATAAAAGTGGTAAAGAAGACCATAAGAAAGTGAAGCGAAGGATTGAGTGGGCGTTACGCAAACTTAAAGAAACCTTAGAGTCACCTTCATTCGCTAATGCTATCGCTGGTCATAAACTACCAGTCGATAGAACAGAAGTAGTAGTAAAAGATACACTTGCTAATATAATAAAAGGTTTAGAAAACAAACTAAAGGAGATGACTGATGAGTAAAGAATTACCTAACAAGAAGTATCAGATTATTTACGCTGACCCGCCTTGGAGTTATCAAGGTAATATGATGAATAGTTCTGTCACAGACCATTATCCTGTTATGAGTATAAAAGATATATGTAACCTACCTATAAAAGATATAGCAGATAAAGACTGCGTACTATTTATGTGGGTAACATATCCTAAACTCAACCAGTTTATGCAAGTCATAGAATCGTGGGGTTTTGAATATAAAACAGTTGCATTTACTTGGGTAAAAAAGAATAAAAAAGCAGACACTTTCTTCTTTGGTTTAGGTAGATGGACAAGAGCCAATCCAGAGATTTGTGTTATTGCTACAAAAGGAAGTATAAAAAGATTATCTGCTAGTATTACTAATCTACAAGTATTTCCTATTGAGCAGCACTCCAAAAAACCAGATGAGTTTCGTAATTTAATTACTGAATTAGTTGGAGATTTGCCACGCATAGAATTATTTGCTAGGCAGACTGCACAAGGTTGGGATTCGTGGGGTAATGAGATAACAAACGGAGGGGAATACAATGACAAAACCAACAAGTAAATATCCACGCAAGATTAAGATTGGTCCGTATAACTATACAGTAGAACTGTTTCCAGATGCTACTACTACTGACCATGGGGCTTGTGTGTATAATCACCAAACAATTTTCTTATCAGCAAATCAACACGCTGAAAGAGCAGGTGATACTTTACTACACGAAGTACTACACGCTGTGTGGGATGTCGCAGGCTTCGATGTTATGACAGACCTAAACGAAGAATCTGTGGTACGCGGTATGGCAACTATGCTTAGCGCAGTACTTAAAGAGAATCCACAACTGGCTAAGTTTATACTTGAACCTAACAAGATGTGGATTCCAGATTATGAAGACGATGCGTTAGAGGAGGCCTCAGAATGAGTAAGCCTAAAGCGCAAGGAACTAGACACGAATCGTGGATAGTCAATGAACTAGCAAACATTAACCTGACAGCGAGACGCCTTGCAGAAGGCGGCTCAGATGATGAGGGAGATGTTGAAGTAACTATAGGAGGTACTAGATGGGTACTAGAAGGAAAAGCAAGACAAAACCTGAGCGTACAAAAGACGTTAGGGAAAGCACGAAAGAAGGCTGGAGGGTCTACACCTGTGGCCGTAGTATGGAAAAGACTTGTAAAGGTTACAGGTTACGCAAACCGTCAGCCTGTTGAAGGTGAAAGAATAACAGTAACAATATCGTGGGATGACTTCCTACGTCTAGCAAAGGAGATAAAAAATGACTGAGAAAGAAACAACAAAGATAGAACCTTTATCGGAAGAGGAGATTCTAGGTATAGCCAAAAGACTAGAAGATGCTGATGACTTAAACTCAGAACTCTCTAGAGCAATTTTCACTATCCTAGTTGTAGGGTATGAATATCAAAACCTGTACTCAACACTACAGGCTTACTACGCTGCAGCATCAGGTGCTTGCCACGACGTGGCAGCATCCTGTGCTCAGACGATAGGACTTCGTGATACAAAGAAAATCATGAAGATGTATAAGATTGCTGCACACCAAGCAGGCAATATCCCAGCCAGAGCACAAGCCCTGCTGACTGCGGATACAATAGAGGGCGAGGAGAATAAAGATGAAGAATCAACTAAGTAAAGTAAAGTTCCATACAATAAATGCGTGGAATGGTTTTATAGATTACACTGCAGATATTCTAAATGCTATCATAGGTCAAACTAGAAAGCAGTCTAACTTCTTAGAGGTATTACTTGATAGGTCTATCTCAAGCATTTCCCGATTGACTGCAGAGAATCGTAGTCTAAAGAAAAGGATTGCCGAACTTGAGAGCAACGTATGCTGTAAAGAAACTACCAAAAAGAAAGTAGCGAAAGTCCGCCCCAACAAGACTAAATAGTGGACAGGGTGACGAAGGGTATGCTATTAGGGACTTCCTGAAGCATGCCCTAGTCCCTGATTTACATAACAACTGGAGACGGGATATGACAGAAGTGATATGCACCAAATGCAAAGTATCAAAGAAACTCAATGAGTTCTACAAAGATACTCGCAGGAAGAACGGTGTTACTTCGTGGTGCCGTGAATGTTGGAAGTTCCAAGAGGCAGTACGTAGAGAGAAGTTAGGTGCTAAAGGTAGAAAGAATAGGAAACTACAAACTCTTTACGGTATAAATATCCAACAGTATCAAGATATGCTGAATGAACAACATAACTTATGTGCAGTATGTGATAATAAAGAATCTATAATGAACCAAAAGTCAAACAAAATACAGAAACTATCAGTAGACCATAACCATACTACTGGTAAGATTAGAGGCTTATTATGTACTGCTTGCAACAAAGGACTGGGAATGTTAAAAGATAACCCTGATATCGTATTAAAAGGTTATCATTATCTAATGAAATATGAGGAGGAAGTAGATGGAAAACAAGGAAAACCAGAAGCCTGATAACTGGATGGCAGATGTCTATAAGGACATCGAGCCACTGCTACAGGAATTAAAAAAACTTAATGAGAACTGGTCTACTGTTTAAACAGTTGAACAGGATTCACGCTCAGGTTTAAACGCCCAAGCATAAAAAAAGCCCCCTAGTTTCCTAGGGGGTTTTTCTTTTTACTATTATAACTGAGAGATTACGATTGTATTCCACACGGTTACTGCAGTATATATACCGCTGATAATCCAAGGAGCGAATCTACGTTTAAACGAATACCAAGCCAAGAACGCACCAGCGCTTAACTTGATTGCTAGGAAACCTAAAGTTCCACTAGCAGTTATTACATCATACATTATACTGTTTGCTTCGTTAGCACCAGCAGATAATCCAATCGTTGTAGTAACGAAATCGGTTACCTGTGTTGCTAGTATAGCAAACACGCCGAGCCAAGCACGACGGTTTGATATCTGATTATCCCTTACAGGAATCAGGGTGAAGAATTGTTTTACGCCTTTGGTGATTGTTGACATATTTATACCTCCAAGTATATTATATACTATGAGGGCTATTATCTATTACGGAAGTTCTTTAAACCTCTTTGTATACCCTTATCGATTGAAGGTGCTATATTAAAAGTAGTAACTCCCTTTTTAGAATTGCATGATATGCACAATGTTCGTAGGTTAGAGTCATCATCATAACCGCCAGAGTTTCGTGGCACTATGTGGTCAACACTATTACCAGGCATTCCGCAAGCATGGCATTTATTACCATCTCTATTGAGTATGCGTTGACGAGTATTGCGCTTGAGTCGAGCCTCACTGCCAATGTTCATATTATGCATTGAGTACTCCTTAGCGATTACGGAAGTTCTTCAATCCTTTTTGTATACCCATATCCATTGCTTGTTCCATCTTACCCATTCCTTTGATAGGAATACCTGGCTTTGCTGGCTTTGTTTTTGGCATTGGCTTTGGCTTAGCAGCCTTTGTCATTCCCTTTGCCATTCCAGCACCCATTCCAGTACCCATTGGACCAGCAAGCATTTTTCCACGCTTTGCTATTCCTTTATATGATTTTAATGGTGCTAACTTCTTCCTACCGATTAGTAACTCAGCCTTAAGCATAGGGCTATCAACACTCTTTGCCTGTATGACTCTCTTCTTTAATTCATTATACATTTATTACTCCTTGTCTAGTTTAAGTGCTTTACGGAATCCTTTATCGATATTTTTCAACATATCAACGCCAGGCTTAGAGTGAGTAACAACTTTACTTGAAGCAGTATGCTTTGCTCCAGTATGTATCTTCCCATTCATCTTATGAACTGGTCCTTTATAAAGTTTACCATTTTCTAGATAATGATTAGAATTTTTAGCCATTATTGTATACTCCTTTACTTCCTACTATCTGTTCGTTTCGGGGCGTTCTTACCAGCCTGATAAGACTCTAGTAAACCTCTACCTTTAGAGGCTAACCTAGCAGCAGACTGGGTGTTCTTAGGTACAGGTTCACCCCAAGCAGCAGCAGCCAGAGCAAGCCTTGTTGGCTTGCCATTAGGCTTCTGAAGGGGTCCTGATGGGTTGGTATAGAATCGGGTAAGGAAAGAACCCTTACGTCTTTTCTTCTCAGGGGTATCGGCTGCACCTTTAACTCCTGGCTTTAGGTTGGAACCTTGTGTTCTTTTAAAGAACTCACGGCCTGCAGAAGTTAATCCACCCTTAGGGTCTTTGATTGGTTGTCTCATTAGCATATCTCCGAAGGTGCACCATCACAGCAATTAGTTTTCATGTGGCAATGTGGGCATAACCATCTAGTAGCGATAGGGTCATACTCTTTACCACAGAAATCACAAGGCATAGTTTTCATTATCTATACCTCGATGTTTTATCTGCAATATTTTTAGGTTGTTTAACAAACTGCTTACCTTGTTTAGTACCTTCTCTTTTAGCCTTAGTAGTAGCAGCATACTCTGAAGATGACAATGATTCTATTGCTTTCTTAGGTAAGTATCTTTCACCTGTATCTTTGGAACGCTTACCGGATTTAGTTCCCCAGTCCTCACCAGTCCACTTATCTAAAGACTTCTGTGGTTTAGTCTTACCACCTTTATAACCACCACCAGATTTCTTGTACTCTGCAGCAAGCAGTTGTGCTTTGCGTGCAGACCATTGACCTGGATTACCACCTTTACTACCAGCCATAATCCTATCCTTGATACGTTCTCTCATCTTCTCGTTAGTATATTTGGTGGCAACTTCTTGACCTATTTTTCTAGCAATATTTTCCATTACTTCCTACTCTTTCTATCAGTAATTCTATCTTCAGCCCAAGTAATCTTATCTAATGTAGTGGATAATTCACCGGGCCATGTCATAGATGGTTTGTATTTAAAAAAGTATTGTAATGCTGGTCTACTGTATAGTATAGATGATGTACAGTGGTTAGAACATATTGCTCTATTTGCACTTTCCCATCCTTTAATTTTCACACCAATAAAACGTAGTGCAATACGGAATATCTCACCCCAACCATAGCGAGTTCCCACCATAGATAATGAATGAGTCAGTATATCTCTTTGCTCGTTAGGAGTTCTCCATGCCCTAACAATCTTTAATGGCTCTTCAGTTCGTACACGAATCTGAACGCCATCCTTGTTCTTCTTCACGGAAGGGAATGCCTCAACGGTTTCCCATACTCCATTAGATAATTTATTATGGTAGATAAATGTATGAGCATAGGATGAACCTGTGCCATGACGGATAAGCCAGCCGACAAAGCCTCCACCTTTAGTGAAGCCTATGTCTCCTGGTTTGATATCTATCCATAAACTCATATTACCCTACATTTAGGATTCTGACGTCACAGGTCGACCCTGACGCCTGAATCCAGACCGCTCCCGCGCCTTGTGCTAACGGCACAGGGAACTCGTAGACTGCCCCTACTGGCAACTGAAGACCTTCGGTCGTCAAATTACTAGAGGTATTACCTACGTATAGGGTCCCTGGCCCAAGGTTCTGAATGACTGGTGCTTGCGAATTTGAAAAGCCTGTATCATAGGCTCCTTGTGCTACTGTTATGTTCATTAGTTACTCCCGAATGTGACGATTTCATCTATTGTTGCTGGTCTAGTAACGCCGTCTTCCGTTACCATCCAATTACCGTCTACCTTTTCAATGGTGACGGAACTCACTATGTTGTTATTAGGCTTTGATGAATCATATCCACCAAGACCGTATGTTACTTCTATTACTTTACTCATTATGCAGACCTCCGTAGGGATATTAGTGGGTAGCCAGACAAACCAAGGCTTGGTGTTCCAGCAGATGAAGCAGGTAAACTTCCTGTATAAGAACCAAACTGCTCAACAAAAACAAGCCCTGCTGGTGCAGTAGATACTGGGCTAGACTGGCCTATATTAGAACCTTTCATATTCTTGAAGTCACCAAGTAAGCTTGCTAGATAAGGTGTGTAGGTATAAGGCTGTGTAGTTGGGTCGTCTGTTGTTACGCCCATTGCCAACCAGTATATTGTATTAGCAGTAAGCACTTGACTAATTGTTATTAACTGATTACTTGATGTAGTTGCACTTGTAACGTTTACTGAACCAAAGTCAGTTATCAAGTTACCAGGATACCCTGAATTGTTAGAGTACAAACCAATATCATAAGTAAATGTTCGTGTTAATGAAGCATTAGTTGCAGTGACTCCAATACCGATTCTATCGTATGTGGAAGTAGTATCTACCTGTATTGGGTAGTATGCAATGTTGTCATAGGGTACGTGTTGTGTTGTCGTAAAATATGTTGTAATTCTATTTCCCCAAGGGGTCAAGAAACGTGGTTGACCACCTAGTGTAAGTGGTGGTATTTTCTGTACAGCAGTAGAATCTGCTACCGTTGTAGTAGCAAGTGTAGATGTATCTAAATAAACAAATGGCATTTCTAGTTTCCTCCTAGTAGTTCTTCTATGTGTGAATGTCTACTACCTATGTAGACCGACCCGTCAGATTTTATCTTCTTACTCTTAATAAACTTCTTGATATCCAAAGCAGAAACACCAGGCTTAATCTCCCAGTGCATCTCATCAACATCAGTTTTGTAATGTCCACCCCAACGTATAACTTCAGCAAACTCTGAGGCAATAGCATCAGCTGCTGCTCTTTGTTTCTTAGTCATACGCTTTTTGAACATAGGCCACTTCTGCCAATTCAAGTCTATTGCTGTACCACTTGCATGGTTTGACCAACGAGAAGAAGTACCTATCTTGCGATAGTTGTAGCCACCCTCATCTTGGAAACCAG